TCCAGAGAATGAAGGCAAAGTAATGCTCTTCAAATTTGGTAAGAAAATCTTTGATAAGATTATGGACAAGGCTCGTCCAACTTTCGAAGATGAAGCACCAGTCAATGTATTTGACTTGTGGGAAGGTGCGGACTTTAAACTCCGTATGCGTAAAGTAGATGGTTATGCTAACTATGACCAATCTGCATTCTTAGATCCATCTCCAGTCGTTGGTGGCGATGAAGAGAAGTTAGTTGATATTGTTAATAAGCAATACAAACTTTCTGATTTCTTGGATCGTAAGAACTTCAAATCCTTCGAGGAATTGAGCAAGAAATTGTCTGATGTTTTAGATGGAGAGGGAGCACCTGTTAAGTCTGCTGCTTCATTGTCTGAAGATGACAACTATATTCCACCAACTCGCTCTGCTGCAACAACTGTAGCATCGAAACCAGTTAGTGTTTCAAAACCAGCTGCAACGGATGACGATGAAGATGTTATGTCGTACTTCCAAAAGATCGCTGATGAAGCGTAAGAAGTAGAGAGAAAAGAAAAGGGATCTTCGGATCCCTTTTTTATTATGCAGCGTATCTGCTGGCGATATATCCACTAACCGATGACTCTTGATTCCTTGGTGGGACTCTTGGAGTACTAGGCGCAGAATAGTTATTAGTTACATTAGAAGGTGCATTAACAACATTGGTAGACTTGTTAGCACCACCAGCAGTTGCAGCAGCATCTGCGTTTGATTTAGATTCACCATATACAGCACTGCCATTAGTAACAGTGGGGCTAGATCCAGAAGCAGAAGCAGTAGGTGCATTTTTCTGTTTATTATATTGTTCCATAATTTCTGGAGCATAGGTATTTCCAGATTGTATAGCCATACCCATAACAGCCATTTGTTTCGGGGATAACTCTTGTCCTGGAGTTACTTTTTCGCCAGCGATCTCAGTCCATTGTTTAGTAGTTGTTGTTTTTGAATCAGCAGGTGTTGCAGTTGGTTCTCCTGCTTTTTTATCATCTCCGCCAAAGCCAAGGAAGTTTTTAACACCTTTGTATCCTTCAACCAAAGACCCACCAACCTTCTCGCCAATCTTTGATCCACCATAGTAACCAATTGCACCACCAACCAAACCACCGATAGCAGTACCAACGATGGGGACAGCAGAACCAAGCGCAGCACCAGTTGCTGCACCAGCCCATGCGCCTGCAGCACCACCTACGCCACCACCGACTGCTCCACCCTTCTTAACATCAGATTCATCACCATGGATTTTCTTTAATTCATCTGCTTGTTTTTGATTAATTTCACCACTGGCCAATTTAGCGTCAACATTAGCATTTTTTGATGCTTCTTCTTCATTGGCGTTACCCCAACCTTCATATGCTTCGTATGCACCAGCAGCAATACCAGCAACTGCTCCAATTTTACCTGCATGTTTACCAAGGAATTTTCCTGCTTTACCAAGCATCCCTTTACCTTTACCACCGACATTACTGGCCAAATCTGCAGCAGTTTCTAACATACTTCCACCACTACTGCCACCTTCACCACCACCTCCAAAATCTTTTTCAGAAATCTTAGTCAACATTTGTAGCTGTTGTTTATGTATTTCTAGAGATTGAATTAGTGTAGCACCCATTGCAGTCTCTACTTGGAGATCTTGTGCGTGCATTTTGGAAGATGCTGCTTGAGTTTCTTCTACGCTTTCATCGTGCAGTTCTGGCTTACCAGTTTTTCCAGCAGTTGTTGTATTTTCTATTGGCTTACCATTTGGTGTAACGAAATCTTTCTTTCGTCTTGGATCCAACATGGTCAATTCTGCTGCAGCTGTATCTCTTGCTTTGGTATCTTTAACGAGAGGATTATATCCAGCAGCTTTTGCCGAATCCATTTTTGTTTGGATTGCTTTTACTTCTGCTTCTTTTTTCTTAATTGCTTCGAATTGTTTTTCAGCATCTTCCTTAGCAATCGCCCTGCCCTCTTCTGTTTTCATTCCTCCAGCGAAATTTGCCCTTCCAGCATAAATTCGTGGATCATGCTCCATCGCATTTTTTACATATTCTTGTTTTTCTTTGGCAGTGTTTTGTTTTTCTTCTCGTTTAGTTAGCCAATTATCAATAGCACCTGATGGGCTATATTTGGCAACCTTTAATCCTGTTAGATGTTCAGCTTTCTCAAACCAACTACCTTTTTTAATTTCGTCTTTTCTCTGACCACCAAGAAGAAATGATCTCAATCCCCCAGTTTGTTTTGCCTTCTCTTCATCAGATTTAATAACACCTTTACCAGTAGCTTCACCGCCACCATTTTTCATTGCTACAGCTATATTCTTTTTAATGACATCTGCTAAAGATTTTAACCCTTCAGTTAATTCTTTTGTTCGTTTTTCTTCCTGCTTAATTTTATCATCATTGGCTGCATGCTCGACAGCCACAGACAAATGTTGCACATCACCGACGAGTGCGTCATTAGCTGCTGTGTTTACTTTCAGTGCCGAAGTATTTTTCGTCAACTGTTCATTTTGCAGCTTAAGCAGTTCTTGCATTGTCATTTTATTTGTTTCTCTCTAATCGTTCTTTTTCTTCTTTTAAGTACTGAACCAGCATGGCAACATAGATATCCCTTTCAAAAGGAATCATATTCTCAATCTCAGTCAGAGAGTATTTGTGATACTGCATCAGAGCGAAGTTGGTTTTATAAAAGTTGGCCAACGACTCATGACTGAGATTAATCAAAAAAAACTGGCTGGTCCCTCCAAATTAGTTTCATTATGAGCACCACATGCAGGACAGTCAAATTCTACATGCTGTCTATATTTTGGTACGCTAACAAAGAAATTTTCTATTTTATCGAATTGTTGTTTCGTTAAATTCATAACAAAATCTGTCAATTCTTCTCTTGTTTGTTCTCTAGCATAAAAAACTTCATCTTCAGTGTATATTGATTCAATACAATCAATAACAACTTCCATTACTGCGTTGATGTCGTCAGTTTTACCATCTGCTTTCCTAAATGTTTCCAAGTTAGGATAATGCATAATTACACCACAGTCATCAAACAGATGAATTTTATTTGTATGGTCTTGATCACGAATGATAGGAATCTTAGTCAAATCAATTGACACCTTCATCGTATTCTTTTCCTGATCACAATGTCCGCAGGTAAAAACTAACTCAACCATTTCACCAACTGACTTAGCACGGATTTGAGTAAATATATACTCAACATCAAACACTGCTAATCTATTAACATCAATTTCTTCCTGAACGCATGAAGTAATAATTTGTTTCAGTGTAGGAATTAAAACATCTAGATCTTCACTTTGCTGCGCCAGCAAAAGAGCTTTTTCTTCTCCAACTAAAAATGGTCTAAATGTAATCTTTTCTCCACTCGAAGGAATTTCTAACTTATATAATGCTGTACTCATTCTTGGCAATGCCATAACTCACTCTCCTTTATTCATCTTATCGATCAATTTATTCAACTCACTGGTGCTACCTACAAAGATAGCGTTGTTTGTTACATTTTTGGCTCCACCTTTTGGTTCGTCCAATTTTTGTTTCTGTTGATGAATATCCATCAACTGCGTATTAATGTCAGCCACCTGTTTCATTAAATTACCAACCACCTCAAATGCTCTTGGATGCTCGCTAGATTTAGCTACAGCCAATGCATGATTAAGAGCATCCTGCCCTTTCTGTAGTAAATCAAGAAGGTTGGCTCTGGTTTTATCGTAGTCAGATTCAACCTTCCCTTCCTGAGTTTGTATTATCTCACCAGTCTCAGCAACAACAATTTCACCTGTTATCTTTTCAATTGGGTTCATATTAAAAACTTCACTCAAATTATTATCAATTTTCATAATTAGTCGTTTCGGGTATTCCTAGTTGGTGGATCATCTGGGTGTAATCCAGAGCCAAAATTGAATCCTGTTCCTGCGCCACTATTTACTACTGCTGGTGTTGGAACTCCTGCTCCACCGAAACCACCTGCTGTTGCTGGAGTTGGGGAACTGAAATTATTTGAACCGAATCCTGCTGATGGAGTTGGGCTAGGTGCTGTTGGCATGCCTGCTCCGAAGGATGGCGTTGGTGTTGGGGTATTACTTGGCGTGACATTTGTTGCGCTCCCTGCAATCTTTTCTTGTGTTCTACCAAACGCAGCGATACCAAGAACAGCACCCATCGCGATGTGGAACAAACCAGCACCTTGTAGGGTTAATGGATTCCACTGGGTAATTGATGTATGCGTTAGTGCTTGTAGTAACGACCATGCTATCGGAAATACTACCATGTCCATCATACAGACAAGCATATACATCCAACCCATGGCTGGTCGCCATTTTTTCTGCATCCAATCTTCGTCTTTTTTAACTTCTTCTGCCATTTTTATCTCCTAAAAATCTAATTCGTCGTCGCCCTCATATCCAGAGAATTCTTCTTCTGTTGGATTTGCGTCGTTATATTCTTCAGCTGTTGATTGATCCGATGAAGTTATTGAATCGTTTTGGTAGTCATCACCACCACTCGGATTGCTTTCATTTCCCTGAGATGGAATATCAGGAGAATCATTTATATTTCCCTGATTATTTGATAGTCCCCTACTATTACCAGTACCCCTATTAGTTGTATCTGGTATCGTATTGTCGTATGCTTGGTCACCCCACTCATCACCATAGCCATCTTCAATTTGTGTTGTTTCATCGATGTCTGGATCATAATCTGGATCAGAGTAATCAACTCCAGGAACCAATCCTCTTGTCATCAATCCTCTCATTCCTGTCATGCCACCAATATCTTGAGAAGCTGGTTTATCAATAACTGCATATTCCCAATATTTGTATATCATTGTTACAGTAAATTTCATTACATCTTTAGAACCATAATCTAATTGAACTGATCCAATACTTTTTGGATAAACTTCATATAGGTTTACTTGATAACGATTATCATCTTCTGTATCTTGAACCATTATCTGCATTTGTTTGCAGGTGTAATCATCATAATACCTAAAAGATCTTCTTGTTGGGTTTTGTATGTTTTTAATCCATTCACTAAAGTATGCATTTATGTTCATACCAGCATCAGAATAAAAAGTAAACTGAATTGGTTCATAGGCTAACTCGTATGGAGTTTCACGAATCTCACCGAATGTTCTAATTGGTGCCGTATTTACATTTAGTCCAGGCAACTGAACCTGATCGCAAAGAATTCTTAATTCTGAAAATGGAGTAATTTCATTAACTGGTAATGCTGCCCATGGCAGATCCATTACAATACTAAATCTATTCGTTCTGGCTATACCAGAGGATATGCTTGTTACGAAATCTGAAATTTTCATTTTCTTGCCTTAACTTGCGATTCAGCCCAAACTTGAGATGAAGATGCGCCAACGAATCTTTCTACTGGTAACATCATTGCTGTTGCCCAGTCATCAGCGGTAACATTAACTAAAGGAGATCTTAAGTGATCTTTAAGATATCTCTTTACACAAGGTTTGGCGAGTGCGAATTTAGAAACTCCATCAATTAACTGCCAAGAATAACGAAGTTTTGTTGTTGCGTCGAATTTGTCGTTGTTTTTAAACATTAATAGTCTATCCATCAAAACAAGTCTTAACTTGTGTGGAAGATAGTGCATATTTAAACCAATAAACCCATCGTCCAATTTTCTGAACGGGAATACTAGTGGAAATTTGTCATAGTAGGGCAAATCAGCTTTAGTTTTTGGATCATAAAAATACATGTATAATTTGCCAGGAACTATGGTGTTTGTAATGGCTTTTGGGTCATTGCGAATCACCTGATTTGGTGTAATTCTCTTTTTAGAGAGTAACAAAACCTGTTGCTGAAACCATGCAGCCGACTTCTTCGCCACATTTCTATCGTAGCGATACTTGTCGAAGATGTCCTGTAATTCTGTTTTATTAGTAGCCATAAACTATATTTATAACCCCAATTCGTGTTCTGTAATAATGATGAACTCCCATCCACGAACTTTTGCATATTCTTTTGCTGCAGCCCATTTGGATTGATTTTTTATAAAGGCAAAAGATTCCTCTAAATATCTTTTAGTTTGACGACCAGGAAACACTGGAGGAGCGCATTGTTTTGCTGGTTTGATTTCAACAAGATAAGTTTTTACAGCACCAGTCTTATCTTTGATTTGAATGTGAAAATCCACAAAATATCTGTGTATTTTGTTGTCCGTACCACAACGATATGGTATAATCGTTTCCTCGGACTTCCACTTTATAACGCTGGGATTAACATCACACCAATTAGCAAACCGAGTCTCCCAAGAAGACCTCATTATGATGTTAGTTGGATCACCACCGTATTTATTTGGCTGGGATGGAATAAACTTTCTTTTATGGAACATAAATATACTATAACTCCTCTAACTATTATTTAGAACAAAAACAACTATGTCTAATGTAATCGGCAACGCTGTTGGGATCAAAGACTCCAACAAAAAAGACCTCAATCCTTCTAGGGGTGCAGCTTCAAAAGCCAATATTGGTGAGTCAGCTGGTGATATGGGATCTATGAATAATTCCCAATATAATGTTGGACAATATCAGTACCCTTCTGATCTCTTTAGAAACAATAATGTATATGGTGGAAACTATGTAATCTTCTACATTAATGTGGCAGAGGATTCTCGCATTTTACAGGGTGATAAAGAACCAACAATTGATCCCTCACAGGTTCCAGCGAGACTCCGTGGTGATTTGGTTGGTAATGATTATAATTCAGCTCAAATAGTGGCTGGTGCTGCAGGTG